ATTAAATGTATTCTTTAAGTTTAAAGTAAAACAAAAAAAATAGACCCCACGGAAAACATAAAGCCAAAAGAAAACCAAAAAAAGAGAATAAAAACTTACCAACGGTTAGAACAACCGATAAAAACATAAGGAAACACGCACCACCTGGACGAGAACAAAAGGTGAACAAAAGAACAAAGGGGGAACATCGCTCTCTTTATTCTAATGATACCCTTTCAGATTTTTTTACCAAAATCTTACGGATATACCTAAAGATGAGCAAGGGGATGTACCCCAACAATATAATTTCTGGTAGTGTTATCATAGTTTCTTAATAATCCCTTCTAGTTTTTTATCATAATGAATATCTTCAGCCCATGGTTTTAGAGCTGCAAGAGATGTGTAAAGGTTTAGACCACTGAAAATCATCTTTCTAAACTCTTCGTAGTTTCTATGTTCGCTAAGTATAGACACCATGTCTACTACTGAGTCACACGGATGTGCATAGACTTTAACTCCGAACTCAGCCATTGGATTATCCAACGGTTTTAAATGTGGTACTGTCTGGTCAAATGTTCTTATACCAAACAAATTATTACCTTGTAAGAAAAACCTTGAAGTTCCCCAACCACTCTCCAGAGCTGCCATACCCATTATTATCTTCTTAGGTATGAAGGTCTTGGTAGGTAGGTTGTCAATACACACATTGACATTCTTTAAGAACTCTTCTTGATGAGGACTAAGACTCAAAGCGTTACTTTTAGTAGTCCATAAGGTAACAATAAGTAATACTAATAGTATTCTCATATATATCTCCTTGTTACTATAGGGGACTTTCTACCCCCCTATCTCTAATAGGGGTACTAATTAAACCACCTAGTATTTCTTTGTTTTTTACCAGTAGCACTTTCCATGAATTTATCTAAGTCTTTCTGTAAAAGTGTATTTCGGTGTTCATTAAATGATAATTCCTGGTCTCTATCCATTCTTTCTACCCAATAATTGACTGCAATAGATAATGCGTCTAATTGGTCATCATGTCTTAGAGAACCTTTATCTTTCGTTATTCTAGTCATTTGTTTGAACAACTGGTGGTCCAGGTCATGTTTAAAGTCATCTTTAATCAGTTCTTGGCTAACAACCAGTCTATGTTGGTTCATAACAGGCTCTAGAGTGTCTATAATACGTAATTCTTTCTGTTTTGAGTGTCTGACCTCCTCAATTGAACAAGGGTGTATACGAGCCATTATGGGCTTTAGAAGGGCAGTTGCCATTCCATCACCAAAGTTAGACTCTATTACTACATAGTTAACATTTTGATGTTTAGCTATTGTACTAAGTTCTTCAAGCGTACTATCACTATATCCACCTATTAAACCACCACAAGCAGTTAAATAAAGAATACCATGAAGCATTTTTACTACAGCAAAGCCAGTTCTATCAGCCCCACGTCCTGCAGGGTCAATTGACATTACTGAACCTTCAAAAGGTGCATATTGTTCAGACATATACATAGGTGCTACATAGTAGTCGCCTTTAAGTCCGACATTAGGCAGCTCACTATCTATATTCTTAATTTGGTCTACGGAAGAAGCCCATTGTATTTTTGTAGGTGCTTCTTTCCAAGTATCTAAACCAGATACGACAATCAAGTCGTTTAACTTTAATGGATATTTTTCTAAATCACTTAAAGTTGTATCAAGCATAAACTGTAAGGCAAAACCACTACGACCATAAGAAGCTTGACGTTCCATTAAGTCTACTTCATCAAATCTTTTTGGGTCTGTAGGTTTACCTACTAATTTTTTATCTTCCTTTAACGCTTCAGTTATCATAGGTGCTAATTTATTACCTAGGTTAACTTGCTGCGTTTGTGTAGGATATAATGCCGTCCATACTCTTGTGTTAAATCCTCTTTCTTCCAAGTCATTGTACAAACTCATTTCTGTTTGAGGTGTACCAAGGAAAACAATACGTCCTACTTCAGGTTTGATGATTGCGTCAAATTCTTTTACGGTTTCACCAAGTCTGTCCCTCATTAGCTGTGTTTGAGAGTTATTAGCTGACTCCACGTCATCTGCGATAATTAAATCGGCACGTGAACCAGTCAATTGCGATGTAACACCTAAAGATTTAACTGAAGGTGCGTGTGACGCTCTAGCCGGTGCTACATCAAATGAAACTTTAGAATGACGTTGGTCATCCCTTGGTTTTAAATGTTGTAGTATTGGCATTTCACTTATTAATCTTTGTGTAAACGTAGAAAAGTCATCTGCTCTGTTTTTACTTGCAGATACTACTAGAATGTTTCTTTGGGGGTTTAGTAAAAGTTGGTGGCATACAAATGCCGAAGTAATCCAAGATTTACCAACACCTCTAAAAGCTTCTATTACAATTCTTTTAGAACCGTTTTGCAGATAGTCTGCGATGTCATATTGTATTGGTGTGGGATTTGGTAGATTTAGATGTTGCCAAGCTAGGTATAAGAAATTTTTAAAATTCTTAATACTTGGCTCTACGTGTTTTGCTTTTTTATTCATAATTAAACCAGTTATAGGAAGCGTAAATAGATAAGATTAAATACATACACTCCATTAGTGTACGAGGTTTGTCCTGGTCCTTAAAAGATATTAAAATCCATATGGAACATGATGTTGCACCGATAAGCCAACCTATCCACTGAAAACGCACTACAGTTGACGATAAAATGGCTACTGATAAAACTGCTAACAGAAACCCAATCCATCGAATGTTAGTTCTCGTCAAAAGGCAAATCGTCTGTGAGATTAGTTTTAGGTTGTTCATCTACTTCTACTCCATAAGTTTTGCAAGTATCTAAACAAACTTTCAATTCACTAGCTGTTAACTTTTCTCCACTTGTTAACATTTCGTATGCTTTATCTACTAAAAGTTTAGGTAGAACTTTAGTCTTCGCTTCAAACGAATTTGGTTTGTCGTCCATTAGATTGATAGTAATATTGCTGACCAAACTATTAGGGCTATTACTTTTTTCTTATTGTCTTTAACCCACGTCATGCATATATTTTTCCATTGAGAAGGTGTCTCTCCGTATATAATCATTTATATCTCCTTTATTTTAAAATAAGTTTTTTAATATGTTTCTTGTCTAGGTATATTTCGATTTCTGCTTCTGATTTTAAGCATTCGTACCTAACGTTGCTATTGTCTTTAAGTTGTCTCATAGCAATTCTTTTACCTTTAAGACAGTCGGACATGGAAGGTTGTATTCTATGTTCTTGTATTTCATTGTTTACTATCATAAGTAACGCTATAACAGTTTCAATCATTGGTAACTTCCCTTTCCGTTTTCTCGAACTTTGTCTTTTAATTTTTCAATATCTTCCAAAGCTTTCTCTAATTGTTTCTGTGTAAATTCTATATTGACTTTATTAGTCATGTTTTGTTCTTGAGTATTTTGTAGCTTTTCTACAGTTTTGTATAATTCTTCGAGCAACATAAATTGCTCAGAATCCGTGGTAGTCTGTTCAGATTTTTTCAATAAGTCAGCGTTCATTAATTCTCTAGAAGTTTCCAGAGACGTAAGCCTAGCCGTAATTTCTGACCAAGCAAGAACACCCATTACTACTGCAATAATTATACCAACCATGTTTTTAATTGGCATAGCTACTGAAGTGTTTTCTGATACTTTCATTTCTTTTTCTTTCTTTTTTTATTTTCTTGTCCTACATCAAATGTTAAGACATCATTTAGTTTTTCATTAATGTTATCCAGGAAATCAAAAAATTTTAAAAGCATTTTATCTATCATTTCTTCTTAATTTTATTTAAAGTAGTTACACCAAATGAAGCCCCTACCATTGTTAAAATAATGTACCAAAACATAGGGTCAGCTTTTTGCAAAGCGTCCCAAGCTTTGTCACACCAAGGTTGAGTCCAGGGTAAAAAATGCAGACCAAAAATTATCGTGTAAAAAACGACTAAATATTCGTCCTTCCACGAATGCTCTTGTTGACGTACTTGTTCCATTTGTACACCAATTTTTGCAACATCTACATTGTTTGCAGCTTCTAATTCTTTTGCTTTTATAATTTTGTCTTTTTCTAATTTATGTGTAATTGCACCGACTGTCTTTTCTGCAATAATTTTTACAAAAGGATTTTTTACTAAAGGTAATATAAAATTTAACATTGTTTACTCCCAATTAACATAGCCTAATATGACACCCATTATTCCACCAAGAAAAACAAGGACACTTATTGCGCCTTTTCCTTTTGAAACATCTTGTCTTAAAGATTTTACTTCTTTTCTTAATTCGTTTATATTGTCGTTTAATACTTTCATGCGTTCAGCACAAAGTTTCTCATGCGAAGAAAGTCTAACTCCTGTAGCTGCTTCGCTAAATTCTTTTGGAGTAATTTTTTTTCTAGCCATTATTCATCTAAATCCCAAGAGGTAGTTTCTTCATTCCAAATATATCTTTTACCATCATCTGGTTTTGTTGTTGGTGCTTCCCAAAGACAAGTATCTTCGTTTAATGTCCAACTTGGAAAAGGTTGAGGTGCATAAAAAGCGTCTTTTAATTTGTCGTATATATAGCCTGTTGTTGCAAAATTTTTTCTTAATGGTGTTTCACCTAATTTATGTTGTCCACCATAAGTTTGTTTGCAAGTTTGAACCCATACTCCTGCTTCGTTGTCTTTGTAATTATCTATAAAATCTTGTTCTGCTACTATTACTTTTGTAACAATCCCATTTTTAACCTTTGCATATTGTGCCATAAATTTCTCCTATACTGCGTACCTTATTATTACTACACCAGAGCCACCTGAAGAAGATGCACCACCACCTGCTCCATCTCCACCGCCACCTTTGTTAGTTTCTCCATCTGCTTGTGAACCATAATTATAATCATTTCCACCTGTTCCACCGATAGCGTAAGTTACTGATGAGCCTGTAATTGAACTTGCTGAACCTGCTCCTGCTTGTGCTGTGTCTTGGCTATTACTTCCTTGTTCATCTTGACCTGCTCCACCTGCACCGCCACCGCCACCGCCAGATTTACCTGCTTGTGCAGTAGTTGCATCTCCACCATCATTGCCTTGTCCTGATGTTCCATTACCGCCATTTGCAGATTGATTCCAACCACCTGCTCCACCGCCAGAACCACCATCTGAACCATTTTTTGTAGAATTTAAATTGTTATTCCAGTTACCTCCACCACCGCCACCTATGGCAGTTAATCCTAAAGCAGTAGAGTTTGTTCCATTATTTTGTGTAGAATTGTTTTGATGACCTGCTCCACCTTCACCAATAACTATAGCATAAGTGTTAGCAGTTTTAGAAACAGAACCAGTAAGCATACCTCCTGCTCCACCGCCACCGCCAACATCATGTCCACCGCAACCACCACCTGCAACGACTAGGTATTCAAGTGTTTTAGTGTCATAAGTAACGAAGTTTCCTGATGAAGTAAATGTGTGTACTCTATACCCACTAATATTTGATATTGTTCCACCAGTAGGTAAAGCGGTTACTGTTTTGTTTACAGTTGCAGAAGTTTTAGTATCAGAATTTGTTACTTTAATTCCAATGACTGTGCTAGTTGATTGACCATAAATTGCACTTGGTATAGCAACAGTTGCTAATACATCACTTGTAGGTGTCACAGTTACAGTAGAAGCTGAACCCCCACTTGGAGTAAATGAAACAATTAAACCAGAAGTTAAAAAACCACTTCCATTTAATGTTAAATTTCCTGCTGTAGCATTTAAAATATTTCCAGTTACACTATCTAATACTGGTGTTACTCTAACAACTTTTACAAAAGCACTTGAAGTATCATCATAGACTTTTAAAATATCATTCGTAGTATCATACCATAAATTTCCCTCAACAGGATTTGATGGTGCTGAACCTGATTTAACAACTTTAGCATCATTATGAAGTTTAGCAGGTGTAATAGTGCCATCAGCTATTCTTGCTATCGCCAATGTTCCTGAAGTTAATGCACTAGCATTATCACTTGCAGGCACATTATCTAAATTTGCTGACTTAACGTCACCGTTTCCATCTAACAAATCCGATAGATTTCTAGCTTTTGTCATTTTTTATTTTCTCCTACGTCTTTATTATTATTAATTATTCTGATTTTGGATTTGCGTCTTTGATTGCTTGTATTTTTGCTTTCCAACCATCAAAGTCATCAAAAATCATTTCTAATTGTTTAACCCAACCACCTAGTTCTCTTTGATATGCTATTTCTCTTGCTACAACATAGGCAAATTCAGATTTTTTTGCGTCAATATCAGCTTGTGATATTTCAGCAGTTCCATCTAACCATTCAATAACTTCATCTTCGCCTTGTTTTTGAGTTATTCTAACTTTTGCGTCAGGATTAATTTTTAAAATTGCTTGTAATGTATTCATGTATTTTCTCCTTATCCTTCTAATTCCATAGCATACGCAAACATAACTGTACTTGCGTCATTGCCACCATTTCTTGATGACCTATTAATATAAGTATGTCCACTACTACTTTCTGTCCAGTAGTAAGGTCTATATTTTACTTCTGAAGTTGTGTTTGGGTGATGAATAAAACCATAAGTAATTGGCACTGCTTGATAACTTTGGTCATTAAGTGTAATTTTAAAATGATGCCTAGTACCTGCAATAGCAGTATTTGCACCAACTGGTGTAACTTCATTAAAAGAACCACCCCCAGTATTAAAATATATTTTGCCATAACCAAGAGAAGAACCACCATATGATTGTATTGCACCCCAATGATAAGCAACTAAAATTTTTGATGAAGTTGCACTTGGTGTGATTGTTAAATCAGCCGCAGTACCTTGAACAGCATTTGGTGATGTTCCAGTATTTACTTCATATTCAGTATTATCTGAAATACTTACATATTGAAGTACTTTACCACCAGAAGCAGTTTCCCATGCAGGATTTTGTCCACTACCTTTTGTAGTTAAAACTTTTCCTGAAGTTCCATAGCCAAGTCTTTGAAGACCAGAGCCGTCTCTGTATAATAAATCGCCTTGTGTTGTTAATGTTGTTGCGATATTAGTACCGTCCGTACCTGCTTGTGACATTACATCCCATTTCGCTGTAACAGTTGGAAGGTTTCCTGTTGTAGCTGATATGCAAACATAAGACGAACCATTGTACGAAACAACGTCATCTATCGCATATGCTGTACCGGCATTATAAGTTCCCTTCCAATTGAACTTAATATTTCCGAGATTTACTGTAGCCATATTATTTTTCTCCTTGTTATATTGTAGCTATTAGTTCGCCATTTGTTACACCCCAAGTGAAACCACTTGCTGCGTATAAAACATCATCAAAGTTGGCGTATGTTGTATTTGATATGTTATCTTGACCTTGATTGGTCGTAATTACTCTTGCAGAATTTACGGCAGGCACAGGCGTATTAGCTGTTCCTCCCATTGCTGAATGTGATGAGCAATAATAATAAAGTGTTGGTGCGTCTGTAGCTACGACAATTGTAACTTGCGTTGAACTATTGTGTGTAACTCCTGTTGTATATTCTGACCCACTATTATGCGTACCATCTGAAGTAGTTGAAAATTTAAAAGGATGTCCTGAAGGATAATTAAATACATAAGTATTTCCTTCTAATAATTCTAAAGTATCTTGTTGAACACCATCTATAAAATATTTATTTGCACCACCTACTGATTGACTTGTTACAGTTTTAACTAATGTTGATGGGTTATAATAAGTTTCGAAACCATAAACTTCTGCTGAAGACGCATTTGCGTATTCTAAAGCATTTGCACTTGCATTAACGACAAGAGCTTGTCCTGCTGTACCCAAAGAAGCCGGTGTATCTGTTAAATCATTTATTGATATGTTTGCTAATTGGAAAGTACCATAAGCTACTACCATTAAAATATCGTTTACTGAAGCTCCACTAGCAAGAACTACACTGTTTCCTGAAGTTGCTGTAAAATCTGCGTTTGCTAACTTCACACCATTCAAATAACAATCTATAAACCCTGCGTCATAAGCTAAAGTTTTAGAATTTGAATCTGCGCCACTAAATGTTGTTTGATTTGCAGTTGCCGTATATTCAAATCTATTTGATGTTCCGTTAACAGTTGAACCTGCCGCAGCCCATCCACTTGTTTTGTAAACTTTTAATTCGTTTGCTGTCGTATCAAAATAAAGGTCACCCACATCGTTAGAACTTGAGGGTGCTGAACT